GCGCGGATTGGCCGGGGCGCTGCACCCATCGACATCTCCACCAACCACGTTGACCCCCGCGGGGTCCATGAGTTGGACGGTTGTCTCACTCAGATACAAGAGCGAGACATTGACTGGAAGGTGAAAGTCGCCATATCAGACCGTGAAGCGGTCGATTATGACGGGCTGCGCAACAGGGTCAACCAATTGGGACCGGTCCACGAGGACTGTGTTCCGATTGTGACAAGCAATGACCCGCTGTCGTATGCTGCTGCCGTTAATAAACGCAGCAATTTCATGCAAGACGGTCCGAGCGATGACATCGGTGATTATGAGTTGAAGCAGTCCTTGGCCATCATAGCTGAGCTGCCCAACCTCTATGACATCTGGGAGGAGAACGAGGATGACCGCGCACGGTGGTTGTCCAAGTTCGACGAGGCCAAGCGGTTCCGCATGGAACAGGCTTGGGCCGACCGAGACATGTCCGACACACGCGAACTAACCCGTAAAGACGGGTCGGTCAAGATCGAGGTCTTGACCGGCAAACGGTTTGACAAGTCTGCTGCAGGGCGTATTATTTACGCCGGCAGCGACGTGTTCAATGCCGTTACCGGCCCGGCTTCCATGGTCAAGATGGAACGCCTGGTGGCTTTACTTAGTAGCACCTTGCCTGGTGGCGCCCCCCTCACTGTCGGGGGCGTCCATTTCAAGCTGGGTTATAAGTCGGATGCGTTAAAGTTGGCCGCGTTCATCAAGGACGTGCGCTACCCGGACGTGGTCGAGGGTGACTTTTCTCGCAACGATCGCGAGCAAAGGTCACGCGTGGCAGTGATCATAGACGCTATGATGCGAAAGATCGGTATACCCGACTGGTACTGCGGCCTCATGATGACGATGGAACATTACTCCCTGACAAATCGTGACTTCGGGTTGAGAGTGAAGTTGGCTTATCAGCTTGCCACCGGCACAACGAACACCACGTTCCGTAATTCAGTTTACAACATGGTTATGTTCGCAGTGGTTGCCCGCCGCCAAAACAGGCGTGGCAAAGCACTGGTGCTTGGTGATGACCTGCTCGCTGCGCTGAACAAGCGCCTCAATTTGAGCGAGTGGGTTGCAACTGTGGCCAGTTTCAAAATGGTGTTGAAGGCGAAGGCGCCTAGGCTTGACGGGGAAGCCACTTTCCTCAGTCGCCGCATTTTTGCCGATGTTGAGATTCCCACCATGATCCCCCTCCTTGGCAAGATGCTCGTGCGTTTCAACGTGCGAGCTAACAACAACGAGGGCATGTCCGACAGCCGGTACATGGCAGCCAAATCGTTATCTTACGCATTTGGTTGCATGCATGTACACTGGCTGAGAGACATGTTCTTGAAGCGGTTTGCAATGGAGGACGGCGCTGGCGAAGTCAGCGTTGAGGATCTGGGGTGGTTAGCCCGTAGTAATGGCTACACCACCGCGGACATAATCAAACAGACCAGAGAGGCACCCAACCTCGTGGATGATGACCAATTCTCGTTCTGGTGTTCCCGCGTTTACGATCTTGATATCGTGGAAGTGGAGGAACTCTTTGAGGCGACTGTATTGAGTCAGAGTCCCGATGTGCTGGACTTGGCCAACATTGAGCAGATGCGGATGGACTATGGATAGAATCGAGCCGCGGGGCGAGATCTTCGTGATCTCGGGCCTGGGCCAGTGACATCCCCTCTGTCCGCGCATAGCGTCTCCCTGAAAAAAA